CAGTAAATCCTGCTATGGTTCTGCTAACATACGCTCTGGCCCCACTGCGATTCATGGCAAGTCTAGTAAATTCCCCCGTTTCATACCCAACAGACTGCTTAAGTCTGTTGATCTTGATGCCTGATTTTTCACAAAGATCCAATAGCTCATAGGCTCCTTGTATCGACCTAACCTTGCCTATTATGTCGTCTCCTGTATGTAACATGTTGGCAGACCGGCCCACATTGCCGCAGGCACACAATACATACACCCTATTCAGCAAACTGTTGAAAAACGTGGTTCCTCTGTGACCCGACATCAAAGTGCTCGACGCCAACCCCCTATCAACTCCACCATAGTAGATTCTTTGGTTGCCCAGACTCTTGATCAATCTAGACGCATACTCAGTATTGTACCCAACATGTTTAGCCACTTCGTCGACTACTATCTGCATAGACCGGATCGAGTGTTGAGAATTGAAGTCAGCATAGTCAAGCATGACATTCACGTCACCCGGGTTGGAGCGAGCCAAAAACCTCTCATGCACACCATCATGTCCGTCAGATCCTGGATCAAGCAAGACGTTTTTCTGTCTCCACACTATTTCAATCGGTTTCAAAAAGTGCTCCCACGCCACGTAACTAACTGAATCACACGCATACAACATTCTAGTCTTACCAGCCTCCAACTTCTTAGATATCGACACATAGACATCACCTACCCAGTGTATCATCGGATTTAGAGTGAAATTCTCCATCGCTGCCCTTCTGTGCCACTGCGGCAAGATTTCCTTGTCCACACGGAACTTATCGACTTCACCTCTTTTGGCATAATGATGTTGTCGGACCATAGAGTGAGATCCATTAACACACCACAACCACCTAGAACTCCAGAAATCATCAACATTTTGAAATTCCGGCTTGACGACAAGTTCATCGCGCAGCACCTCTCTTATCATGCTGCGCATCACAGACTCATCAAATTCTACCTCAGCTGGGTTGTCACCGGACACACGCGGATGCAAATCGTCTTCAACATCTGCGTCCTTGACGCCTCTACCTATCATAACTTCTCCCTCGCATAAACACGCTCCAAGCAAACTGCTGTTGGCCCCTAAACTTTTAG